AATTCAGAAATGCGTTCAGCAAAAGCATACTTGTTCCGCCGTTGCGAACAAACGTCTAAAGGGGAGTAACAATGAATTGGGTCAATGTAGTTAAAGAAGGTTTGCCAGATTACGCAAAAGATACAAAATTAAATCTTGATGCTGTTCTGCTTCGTAGTTCCCTTGACCCAATGGTTGCTCAGGGATGTGCGCTTGCCGCTGCTTTTGCGGCAGGCAACTCCCGACTTGCAACAGCAATCGACGCAGAGTTCGAGGACCGCAAGGAAGCCGACGCTGCGTTGACTGCTGCTGCAATCATGGCGCAAAACAATGTCTGGTATCCATATGTTGAAATGGCAGAAGATCCTGCACTTAAAGGATTGCCTGCACAACTTCGTATGAATGGTATCATGAATCATGGTGGCACTTCAAAGGTCAACTTTGAAGCATATTCTCTCGCAGCCTCAATCGTAGGCAAATGCCACTTCTGTGTCAAGGCTCACTATGACACTCTCAAAAAAGAGGGTCTTACAGTCGAGCAACTCCGCGACGTCGGTCGCATTGCTGCTGTTGTTAATTCAGTAGCAAAAGTTCTTGCTGGCTAAATAATACTACCTTTTTTACAGATTGGGAGTATAATATGTCTGAAGTGAACCAAGTTAAGTGTGGCTGTGGACGCAGCCCAACAGGATTCTGCACTGGCATGCACTCAATGACTAATGAGCAATACAAGAAGTATCTTGAAGAGCAACAAAAGTCATTGAACGAGCAAGTAAAGCCACAGTTTCTCGTAGACTAATAATGGTAGTAAACCTCTGACTAAAGGTGTTCTGGACGGCGGTTCGACTCCGCCCTTCTCCACCAAATTATCAGATGCCCACCACCTCTGCAGAAATGTACGTGGTGGCTATCCGATGGGGAAGAAATGGCTTCGACAGGGCAAGTAATAAACCAAAGGCTACCAGTGAGGCGACTGACTCAATCAGCGCAAAAACAGTAAATGCAAACGATGATTCATTTACACCTATGGCGATGGCGGCGTAAAAACCCATTTCGCACAAAGAGTTGACCGCTCGGTAACAGAAAGGTCTGGGGTGGTGGTGCGAACCACCACCCTTTTCTTTCCACTGCAATAATGGAGACTCGAAACATGAATGCAGTAGATATATTACATAATGTGGAAAAATATTTTGATCGCAATCACAATTTGTTCTGTATGTGGGGTGGACTTTTCTCCCTAATATTTTTCGGAATCTTTATTCCATACAGAATGTTGGCAATACAAGAAGCATCCCTAACTGCTCAGTTATCAGCATACCAAACTCAGAATGCATATCTTGCGTCACAAGTTGATGATATGTCTCATGAAATGAAATTCTTGCAACTCAGTTATGACGAAAAACAAAAAGTCATGCGAGAGGTCGATTGCCTTGCGAAGAACATTTACTTCGAGGCAAAAGGCGAACCGCGTGCTGGCAAAATTGCTGTGGCTGAAGTGACAATGAATCGCGTTAATAGTAAGCAGTTCCCTCGTTCTGTTTGCGGTGTTGTCTATCAAAAGACCAAAGGCACTTGTCAATTCTCTTGGGTATGTGAAAGTAATAAAGCAATTCGCAATCGTGCAGCATGGAAAGAGTCTTTGCAAATTGCTGAGACTATATTGATTTTAGACAGGAAGTACGGTATAATTGGATCTGCGAAATACTTTCACGCAGACTATGTTGATCCTTCTTGGGCAGAGAAGAAGAGACTAATCCGTAAAATTGGTAATCATATTTTTTATCATTGAGGCTTTATGAGAATTATTGAAGACGTGAAACTTGATTACAAGGATGTATTAATTACACCCAAACGCTCTAATCTTTCATCAAGAAGCGAAGTAAATCTAGAAAGAACATTTACTTTTAGAAGTGGTAATAGTTGGAAAGGTGTTCCGATTATTGCTGCCAACATGGATGGTGTTGGTACGTTTGAAATGGATGCAGAGTTTAACAAATATCAGTGTATGGTTGCTTTGACTAAACACTACGATGAAACTGCACTAATCAATCATTTTGCAAAAAGATTGGACAGCAGCATCTACTCTCTTGGTACTTCTGGGGAAGATTTAAACAAATTCGATGAAGTGTATAAAGCAGTTCGAAATCAATACATGTATGTTTGTATTGATGTTGCTAATGGTTATACACAATCCTTTGTAAATTTCGTTCGCCATTTCCGCGATCGTTATCCATATGTGGTATTGATGGCAGGTAATGTTGTTACGCCAGAGATGACTGAGGAATTAATTCTCGGTGGCGTTGACATTGTGAAAGTTGGTATTGGTCCTGGCTCTGTTTGCACTACACGCAAAAAGACAGGCGTCGGCTACCCGCAGTTGAGTGCAGTTATCGAGTGTGCGGATGCTGCTCATGGTCTCAGGGGTCATATCATAGCGGATGGAGGGTGTTCCGTTCCTGGAGACGTGGTGAAAGCATTCGCTGCGGGAGCCGATTTCGTGATGCTCGGATCAATGCTCGCAGCACATGATGAGGGAGGTACACCACCAGTAAATGGTAGCGTCCGCTTTTATGGTATGAGTAGCAGAACTGCAAACGATAAACATTTTGGTGGATTGAGAGATTATAGATCAAGCGAGGGTAGAACTGTAGAACTACGTCACAGAGGACCAGTGTCGAACACTATACAGGAAATTCTAGGTGGATTGAGGTCTGCGTGCACATATGTTGGTGCTTCTGAGTTGAAGGAATTGTCTAAAAGAACAACTTTTGTTCGCTGCACACAAACTCATAGTGCTATATTCGAAAATAATACTATCGGAGACTGATAACCAGCCAATATCCCGCCTATATACTAATATAGGAGGATGATATGAAGAAAGCATATATTCTATTAAAAACTCACAAAAAAACTGGACTACAATATCTGTGTCGGCATGTCACTAAAGACGAAAAAACTTGCTACTCTTATAATGGCAGCGGAACATATTGGAGAAAGCATTTAGAAAAACATGGTTATGATTTAGAGACAGAAATTTTAGCAAAATGCGAAACTATCGAAGAAGCAAAAACTATTGGGATCATGTATAGCGATAAATGGGATGTTGTGAGTAATCCAAATTTCGCTAATCTCGTAAGAGAAGAGGGTCAGGGCGGAGCAGAGGTTGCAAACAAAAGAAAGGCGCATGGTTCTCGTTTTGGATATGAGCAAAAGCCTGTGGTATTGGTGGGGGATGATAATCCATCTAAAAGAAAGGAAGTTAGAGAGAAAATTTCTCAAAAATTAAAGGGTAGGGAAATAACATGGCGCGATAAACTCTCTGAGGCTAGAATGGGTATAGAACCATGGAATAAAGGTAGAGCGAATCCGCACGCTCGAACTGATCATATGAATATTAAAATTGAATGCCCACATTGTCATAAAACTGGATTGAAAGGCGCAATGACCAGATGGCATTTTGATAATTGTAAACTGAAGGAAATTTATGAGATCTAATATGGCTACTCGCGAAGAAAAAAATAACTTCTCTATGATGATCATGCAGATGGCAATCGTAGAAAAGATTGACCACATGGATGCGATTACAACTTATTGTGAGCGCAATAATCTTGAGATTGAAGTTGCAGCAGCCTTGATCAATGACTCTCTTAAGAGTATAATTCAAGGTGAGGCGATGGAATTACGTTATCTCCCAAGAGGGAGTAAATTACCAATATGAGTTGGCAATTATTAATTTGGAATATTTTTATATGGTCTTTCACTGGATTTTTAATCTATGTCAAAGACGCATCGATGTTTTGGCTGCTTATTCCGTTGTTATTAACAGCATTCAATAATGCAACTGCTTTGTATAAACAAGATCAGCAGAAAGAACAAGATGCCGATGAGGCAATGTTAAAACAAATTGAAGAGATAGCAAAAAAGAATAAAATTAAATTATGAACGGTTACGATTTGTACTGCATCTATCAAGCCATCAAGTTGCATTTCACTTCAGAGAGTTATAACTTCTTTCAATACGATGGCAAAACTAGAGTATCAGTAGATGCATTTCAAAAGCGCCGTGACAAATTTCTATTCCACCGTCTTGCGCGGAAGTATCGCGACGATGAGATGGTTCCATTTCTGGTTGCTAATTTTGTACACAGTGATGATAATTGGACCAAGTCATTACTTGAAGAACAGGCTGAAGAAACTTATAGGGATTGGAAACGAACCACCGATTCCATGACCAAAGTATATCTGGAAGATCTACAAAGAATCTGCCCAGATCCAAAAGAGTTTAATGATTTATTTAAAGTTGAAGATGGACAATTTCCAAAATTGTTAGTGGCATTTCTCCAAAAAGATGTAACGATTGAGACTCTTGTGATTCTTAATAACATCTTCAACTTTATTCAAATTTGGGACAAGAAGATTTCAGATGATATCATCTATCCCAAAGTGTCAAGAAAGGTGCGCAAGTATGGTGCCTTTCTTGCAGTGAACGTTGACAAGTATAAGCAATTGACAAAAGAAACTTTACTTGCTAACGAAAATACTATATAATAATATTGTAATGAAGAAAGTGGACAAGTCGATATACATTAATACAACGCTA